CAAAGCAACTGCTCGTTACTCCTTTGGCTGGTCTGATCCAAGAAGTATATATGGGTCCGCGGGCGCTTAACAAACACGGCTACCACCTCTGCCATTAGGTATGTGGTAGTTCTCTAAAGGAGAATTAAATGGCAGTATATGGCGTAGGTCCGGGTGGAGTATCAACTGTTACTCCTACCTGTCGTCATGGTTATACAAAGATTGGTATTCTAGAAGTTGCGGATGGATCTACTGGATTCTTAGCGTTCAAGCTTCCTAAGTATGCAGTTGTTATGGGCGTCTACACTATATGTACTGGTGCTAACACAACGCAGACTATTAATGTTGGTTTCACTGATGGTGGTACTGAATTAGTTAATGCGTTTGCTCCTAACTCGACTGGCTATGCACCGTCAGGTGCTCAAACTGGAACGTCTGTTGGCGTACAGTTGATAGAAGACAAGCCTGTCTATCTTAAAGCAAGTGCAACATTGACTACACCGGTTATTGTTAAAGTGGAATATTACATTCCGCCGCAAGGGCTTAGTATCTGAGTTCTTTATCCATAATACCTGACCTATAAGGAGGAACACTATGGAAAATATCAGAAAACATATTCTATACAGTACATGGTACTGGATGAATACACAACAAGAACGACATAAAGTAGATCCTGCTTGGAAAGATCTTAAAACCTTTATTAAAGATTTAGGAGATAGGCCAACAGAACAACATAGATTGCATAAACTCAAGTCTGATTTGGGATATGTTCGAGGTAATGTTGTTTGGAGATTAATGTTAAAACATGATCCAAATGCTAAATCTTGGGCACAAAGAAATACAGATAGATTTAAAGAATATAAATTAAAACATAGATTTGGTTTATCTGTGGATGAATATACTTCTTTATTAGAAAAACAAGATTATAGATGTGCTATTTGTGGTGTTCACTCAGACGAGTACCACCAAAATTTATCTGTAGATCATTGTCATACTACAGGTAAGATTAGGGGATTACTATGTTCAGATTGTAATTTTATGTTAGGTCGTGCAAAAGACAATATAAACACCTTGTTAAAAGGTATTTCTTACTTACAGAGTTAATCTCTGTAACAACCCATAGAGGGGGAGATGATGGCGAGAGCTTGACGCTTCCCCTTTATTTTTATCTAAAGGAAAGATATGCGCCCACAAGTATTTACGAAAACTGGTACAGGAACCTCGGCGTGGATTCCTCTCGACTACAAGCAAGCTCCTTTTAATGTTGGTATGGGAGTTGTAATAAGCGGAACTGTTTCCGCAGACATTGAGCATACATTTGATGATGTATTTGACTCTACTATCACACCAACAGCTTTTAAGAATTCTACACTAACAGCAGTAACAGTAAATAAAGATGGGAATTATGCATTCCCTATTCGTGCTGTTAGGATTAATAATACTTCTGGTACTGGTACTACTACAGTGACCTTACTCCAAGGATTAAGATAATGACTATCTCTATAGGAAATGGAGTTTCTACAGGGAACATAGTGACCACAGAAACCAATCCCCTCACCGGGGGGATTGGAATTTCGCTCGGAGAAAAGCGAGTATCCGGCGTCGGCGCTGATTCAGCGCTCGGGTATGCCAATTCAAAGCTGATCGCAAATGGATCGACGCTTGAATGCGGTGGTGTTGCTATTCGAGAAATGGGCGTATGCGCCTATGCCCTGCTAACGGACTACCTCGCCGGTACGAATCAGAACTTCCTCACAGAGCTACCGCTGATTGCACAGAACGGTTTTCGCTTTGTGCGCGTTGCCGGGGCACCTCTTTGGTCTAACGGTTGGGCGGCGACCTACGGAACGGATAAAGCCGCGTACTTTGCGAAGATAAAGAAGTTCCTCGACGTTGCGGCTGAATACAAGCTCGGCATCATCATGTCCGTGTTCTGGCGCCATGCCACGCAGCCGGATCGCTTCGGCGAGCGGGTGAATACGGCGCTGGCTGGTGCAAGCGCGACCCGGACGGCAGTTGCAACAATCATTCAAGAATACGCCGAGCGGTTCGCAACACATCCAGCTTTCGCAGCGTGGGAAATCGGGAATGAATACTCGCTGTTTGCCGCGAACGGTTCTCTGCCTGCGGTGAATACTGACAACGGCACTCCTGCGTCGTACTCTGGCCCTGGTGATGTGCTGACGCTCGACACAATGCGGTCGTTCTTTACGTTCGTCGGTCAGACAATCAAGCAATACGACACGACAGGTAGAATCGTAATGACCGGCAACGGTGGGCCGGGCGGCGTGATCGAGAAGGGCATTGAGACGTACAAGACGCTTGTCCCTGCGGATAACCCATCACCTATCGATACGCTGCTGATCCACAAGTATTCGCGCAACGAATTCGGAAACCGCGCCTATGCCGACCTGTACGACACGATTGTCGAACTGATCAACGTCGGAAAGTCCGTAGGAAAGCCCTTCATCCTCGGGGAATTCGGGATGGAGCGTAACGAAACCTACGGCGGCTACGGCGGCGATACGGTTTTCCAAACGGCGTGCGAGGCAATCTACCGGAGCGGCGTTCAGCTCTCTCTCGCGTGGAACTGGGCGCAAAACAGCAGCACGGTACAAGCAAGTAATTTCGACTTTCACCCGTACAACACGACGAACGGCACGAATACGAAGCTCGAAATCCTGCGGCGGTGGAACGAACGGATGCGGCATGAAGGCGGGGTGGTTTCTGCGCTGATCAATCCGACGCAGCCGATTCGCCCGACCGGAAAGTTCATCGACGTACCTGCTGCTGGTGCGCCTGTTCTACTAACGGTTGCCGACGCAGCTATTCAGCGCCCGACCGGACAATTCGCTGTAGCTTTCCGCGCCCGCCTGAATCGCGGCGACCTGACGAATCGCCGGGTGGCTCGAAAGTACGGCACGAATTCTGGATGGCTTATTAACTTCGATAACTCCGCGCCGAATCGCACGTTCTACATGCAGATTTGCAAGTCGGATGGTTCGACGCAAAACCTCAAGGCACAAACGCAACAGAAGGCCGTGGGCGAGTGGTCGCATTTCATTTTCCAACTGAACTCCACGTCAGGCCAAGCAACCAGTGGATTGAGTTCATTCGAGAACGGGCGCTGGACGAAAACACTGGCTTTCGTCGGCACTTGGAATCCTGCGACCGATCCGCTGTTGTTCTTCGCTGACGTTGGCAACGCAACTGCGGGCTATGTCGGGTTGAAAGACTTCATCCTACTCAATCGTGCGCTAACGGACGTAGAGGCGCGAAATCTGTACCTGTATGACGAAGCGCCGGCCGGAACGGTTGTCGCAGAGTACAAGTTCAATGGCGACCTGACAGATTCGAGTGGTAACGGAAACAATGCAACGCTGACTTCCGGCGCGCCTGTGTATCTCGATTTCTAATCCCCTCTGCACTAGGATGAGATATGGAATCTATTAATCGACTGCAGAAGGCGTTATTAGAAGACACCCCTAAGCGATTATCAAAGCTTGCCTCTATTCTGAAAGATAGCGTGATGCAAAGCGCTGAGATGTACGGAAGTGCCAGCCAGCCGGCTCCACCGGAAGTTGTAAAAGGTGTTCTCGGGTTTGCTCCGGTCGCGGGTGATGCAATCTCGGCCTATGACGCTTACGACGCCGCAAAGCAGGGGAACTACGGCGAGGCGGCGCTAAATGCAGTTGGGCTGCTGCCGTTTGTGCCTTCGCTTGGTGCTGGCATAATCTCAAGCATGAAAACTATCAAGACAGAACAGCAATTAGCGAAGGCCATCGCAGAAGGCGACGGTAATTTTATTCGGTGGAGCCGTGGGGTGAAGCTTGATAAGAAGAAAGGCGGTAGTCGTGATTTTTTAGCGGGCACGGATCACGGTGGGTTTTCCGCAGTTCCGATTAATCCGGAGTGGTCTAGCGATCCGGAGTGGATGGCTAGACGTGTTGGTGAATATGGATTTTTAAGAATGAAGGACGAAAAAATTTCACCATATATCTACAGCGGAAAAAAAATAGGCACAGATTCAGATGGATACGATTTGATATCCGACATAGATGCTCTATACAAGATTGACCCGTCGTTAATTGACGGCATGAAGGCTCGATTCAGGAAGTAGCGTTGCACAAAAAATAACGAATTTCGCAGTACCTACCCGAGGTTATCGGGGTCTCTTGACGCCGCGAGGCGATCGGAAGGAAGTACAGATGGAAACAGCAGTTGATGCAGGGACAGCCGCGCCCGTTGAAAGCAACGAACCGGCAAACCCGGCAGCTACGCCGGACAACGTAGCGGCTCCCGCGCCAGGTACTGAGGCGGCGCCGGATGTAGAAACTCAGGCTGAGAAGAAATCGTTCACGCAGGAAGAACTGAACGAGATCATCCAGAAGGAAAAAGCCAAGGCAGAAGCCAAGGCCGAACGGCGAGCACTCAAAGCCTACCGTGAAACGCTGGAAAAGTTTGCCCCGCAGCAACGAGCAGAAACAACGCCACCGGCTGATACCGGACGTCCGACGCAAGCGCAGTTTGACAACGTCGACGACTACGTTGAAGCCATGGCCGAATGGAAGCTCGGACAGCGCGACCAGCAAGCCCGGCAGCAGCAGCAAGCCCAGCAGGCGCAGACGCTTGCGGCAAAGACGGAGAACTTCTACTCGGAAGCCGAGAAGATCCCCGGTTTTGATCGTGAGGCATTCGACGAACTACCGCTAACTCGACACATCGCGGAAGCGCTCATCGAATCCGAAGCGCCGGCGAAGCTGATGGCACACATGGCCGCGAATCCTGACGAAGTGGCGCGTATTGCCAGCCTCTCACCGGCACGGCAGGCTGCGGAAATCGGGAAGCTCGAGACGAAACTGGCTTCTGCTCCGAAAGTATCGAACGCCCCGGCACCGATCAAACCGATCGGCACAAGGGGAAGCGCAACCAATTCCGACCCATCGAAGATGTCGATGGAGGAATACGCCGAGTACCGGAAGAAGTCCGGCGCTCAGTGGGCGCGCAGGTAGCAAATCAACGGCTCTTAACGCTGGGAAGCGCTGGGGCCACCTTTCATTCAACGCCGTGAAGGCGCCGTAAGGAGTATCGACCATGAGCAATACGCTCGTTACCTGTTCCATCGTTGCCAAGGAATCCTTGGCGATCCTCGAAAACATGCTCGGCTTCGCTGCCAACGTCAACCGCGACTGGGAAGACGAATTCGGTTCGAACATGAGCCGCGGCTATGCCCCCGGTTCGACCATCAACATCAAGAAGCCGCCGCGCTACACCTACCGGGCGGGCCGTGTTGCCGTGCCGCAGGCGACCGTCGAAACGACTGTTCCGATCGTGCTGCAACAGGGCGGTACCGATCTCAACTTCACCAGCTACGAGCGCACGCTGTCGCTGACGAAGCTGGAATCGAAGTTGCAAGCCGCGATGGCGACCGTTGCCAACGAAATCGACCGCCAAGGCCTCGATATGGCGCGGCTTTCGACGTTCAACTGCATTGGCACGCCTGGCACGGCGCCGGCCACGCAAGCGGCAGCGCTGGCGGCGGTCACCGGCATCAATCAGCGCCTCGATGAAATGGGCGCCCCGCGCGATCGCCAGCGTTCGCTGACCCTCTCGCCGGCGCTCAATGCGTCGTTCGTGCAGGGCTTCGCCGGTCTGTTCAACAGCCAGGCCACGCTGACCAAGCAGTTCGGGTCCGGCGTGATGGTCGACTCGCTCGGTTTGGCCTACGCGATGGATCAGAACGTCGCCACGCACACCAATGGCGCGCAGGCGGTGGTTGGTACGAACGTCGCCGGCGCGGGGCAGACCGGTGCGGCGATCACCGTTGTTGCGCTGGCTGGCTCGATCAAGGCCGGAACGGTCATCAACCTGCCGGGCGTCTTCGCCGTCAATCCGCAGTCGCGCCAATCAACCGGTGTGCTCGCTCAGTTCGTCGTCACTGCCGATCTGGCGGCCGGCGCAACGTCGCTGCCGATCTCCCCGGCGATCGTCACCTCCGGCGCGTTCCAGAACGTGACCGCTTCGCCAACCACCGGCGCGGCCTTCACCATCTTCGGAACTGCGAACGGCTCCTACACGACCAGCGTTGGCTTCCACAAAGACGCCTTCACGCTGGCGTGCGTGCCGATGTGGGCGCCTCCGGGCGGCAAGGGCGTGATCGATGTCGCGCAAGAGTCGTACAAGGGCCTGAACATCAAGGTCACTGAGTTTTACGACGGCGTGAACGACAACTCGATCATGCGTCTCGACGTGCTCTTCGGGTGGGCTTGTACTTATCCGGAACTTGCCGTCAAATTTGCTCTGTAAATACTAGGTTAGCGAGTGCAGCCTTCATGAATGAGTCTTTTTACCTTCATGTAGGCTGCATAAGCTTCTTCTGCTGTGTCGAATGTCCCGATTCTGATGTCTGATCGAAACTTGCCGTTCGGATGTTGAGTAACGCCGTACGGAAGCCCAGATTCACTTTTCCTTCGCCGCGCATATCGGTTCTGCATATTGACCGACATTGATACGTCACGAAGGTTGGCAATCCGGTTGTCTAGTTTGTCTCCATTGATGTGGTCGATCTGACCTTCAGGCCAAACGCCGTGAGTCATGAACCAAGCAAGCCGATGAAGTTTGATCTGCTCCTTGGCAATTGTCGCTTTCCGGTATCCAGCCTGAACAGTTCCGACTACATCTCCGGCTTTTGCCATTCCTGTGGATACTTTCCAGACAAATTCGCCAGTTAGCGGATCGTAATTTATCAGGCTGCTAGCTAGCTCAAGACTGAATTTTGGCGTTTTCATAGTAGAACCAAGATGTATTTAACAAAGTACATTGTAGCACAACAAATAGGAGAAATCATGTATCCAAAGTGGATTCAGCACAAGCAGGACATCGGCCAGGTTCTGGTCACCAGCGAAGCCGAGGAAAAGGAAGTCCGCGCCATCTGGAAGAAGCGCGATGCTGAGGACGCCAAGCGCGCCGAGGAAGAAGGCAAGGATGCAGCTGACCAACCGGCTGCCCAGTAACGATCAACTCCGGAGGCGTGAAAGCCTCCGGTCCTTCAAGGAATCAGCATGGCAACGACGACAGCAGCGGTGATTATCTCTGACGCGCTCAAGGAGATTCTTGTCATCGGCGAAGGTGAGGCACCAAGCGCGACGATGCTCTCCGACGGGTTGCGCATGCTCAATCGCCTGCTCGACACATTCTCGAACAACAACGATTTCGCGTACTTCGCATCAATGGAGCAGAAGGCGCTCACCGGTCAGCAGATCCTGACCATCGGGCCAACGGGCGACATTGTGACCACGCGCCCGATCAAGGTTGAAACGGCCGTTGTTGATCGCAACGGAATCACCTACCCGGTGAAGGTGATCGACAACGAGAAATACGACGATCTGACCTACAAGGCGCTTGCTGGGGCGAACACGCAGGCCGTCTATTACGAAGCGACCTACCCGAACGGAACGCTCTACCTGTACCCGATCGCCTCCGGCTGCACCCTGAAAATTCGCGTGCTCAACTCGGTCAAGCAGTTCGCTTCGACCTCCGTCAATATCGACATGCCGGAAGGCTACGAAGACGCGATCATGCTGGCGCTGGCCATCCGCATGGCGCCAGGCTACGGAAAGCAGGTCAATCCAGACACAAAGCAGGCCGCGCGCCGCGCGATGAATGCTATCAAGGTGACGAACCAGGTTATCCCGACGATGGATCTGCCAGACGCCGTAATGGGCCGGTCTGGATCGTCGTTTGCCTCGTTTATGAGCGGCGGTTGATCCGATGCGCCTCAAACTGACCGCACCGCTGCACAGCCGGGACGGAACGCTG